TGCCCCTGCCATAACGAAAACAGAAACCGCTATGGCACCATCGTCTCTCACACAGAAAATTGAAATCCATATTCATCAACAACAAGGCCAAGATGTTGAAGAGCTTGCCCGCGCTGTTGTTGTGCATCTTGAACAGTATCAACGAGGCGGACTTTATGACAGCTAATGTGATGATGGCGTTGGGAGGCTATCGGTTCTCCTTACCAACAGCGGCCTATGACAGTCTTGCCCGAACCCATCGGTGGCGATGGGGCAAGCAAGAGCGGATTGGCCGCCCGCCTGCCTTCCAGTTTTTAGGCCGTGGTGAGGAAACCATCCAACTGCAAGGGCGGATTTACCCCTACTTTAAGGGCGGCTTGGGTCAAATCAGGGCCATGCGTGCAGAAGCCGACAAGGCGGTGCCTCTCATGCTCGTGGATGGCTTGGGGGCGATTTGGGGGAAATATGTGATTTCTGAACTTGAAGAAACGCAACGCTATTTTGACAAGCAGGGCATCCCCCGCCGTCAAGATTTCTCCCTCAAGCTTTTGAACTATGGGGACGATCAATGAGCGCTGTTTATCGAACGCAAGAGGGCGATACCCTAGATCGCATTTGTTGGAAGTTCTATGGCAAACAATCGGGTGCTGTTGAGCATGTCTTAGAAGCCAATCACGGCCTTGCGGGAAAGGGTCCCATCTTTGAGGCGGGCATTGCCCTTATCTTGCCCGATTTACCCCAAGACCTTGAACCTGATACAGCCTTTTCATTGTGGGATTAAGCGATGACGCCGGATTTTAGGGTTTTTGCCAATCAGCGCGATATTACAGACAAAATCGCAGACCGCCTTATCGCTATGACCGTAACGGATGAAGCGGGCATTCAAAGTGATAGCCTGACTATTCGGCTGGATGACCGCGACACCGCCTTGAGCCTCCCTCAAACAGGGGCGACTTTAACGGTCAAACTTGGCTTTAAAGAAACAGCCCTAACCACCATGGGGCTTTATACGGTGGATGAGGTCGGCTGTGATCTTTCCCCGCAAACGCTCACGATCACGGCTAAAGCTGCCAATATGCGCAACAGCTTGAAAGAACAGCGCGACCAATCATGGCATGAGGTGACCTTGGATCATATCCTCAAAACCATTGCGCGGCGTCATGATTTGATCCCTAAGCTATCGCCCGCTTTCGCAACGGTGGCCTATCAGCATATTGACCAAACGAACGAAAGCGATTTGCATTTCCTAACCCGCCTCGCACAGGATCATGACGCAATCGCAAAGCCTGTTATGGACGCCCTTGTTTTTGTCACGCGGGGGGAGGCAAGAAGCGTCACGGGGAAAGCCTTACCCCTAATTGCCCTCTCAAAAGAAGACCTGACAGCAGGGTCTTATCGGCAAACAGATCGCAGCAAATATCGTTCGGTGAAGGCGCGGTGGCATAATGGGGATGCAGCCCTCACCCAATTTGAACAGATCGGCACTGAAAAGCCGACCTATGTTTTAAGGAATGACTACCCCAACGCGACAGAGGCCCTGCAAGCGGCGCGGGCAAAATACAACAGCCTGAAGCGCGGTACCGCAACATTCAGCGCAACCACCGCCCAAGGCAACCCCGCCTTAAGAGCAGAAGGTAAAATCCAACTGACGGGCATGCGTCCTGAAATCAACGGCTTATGGGGCATGACCCGCGTTACGCACTCTTTAACAAGCACCAGCTACACCACCCGCCTTGAGGCGGAAACCCCCAAATAAACCCGCCTATCATAAGGAGGATCACGGCGATTATGAAAGAGACACTATTTGAGTTCACAAGCATAGTCGGTGTTGCAGGGGCCTTCCTTGCAGCGACGATTGGGCGCTTGATGTGGCATACAGAAGAAGCCCAACGCGGCAATCGGCGCTTTTGGTCCATGGCGTTGATTTGGGAATTGCCCGCTTGCATTGGCATGGCGTTGGCTGGCAAAGGACTGGCCCAATATTTTATGCTCAATGAATGGGTTGAATTAGGGATCATCGCAACACTCAGCTATTTAGGACCACGGGGCATCAAGCATCTTATTCGCCTTTGGATTGATCGTGGTTATAAGCAGAAAGGATCATCATGAACGCAGATCATCTCCGCACTTTGGTCATTCGACCAACACTTCAGGCACTCGACTTATGGTCACCTGCTGCTGAAGCCCTCATGATTGGAACGGCCCTTCATGAGTCTCTTTTGACCTATCTGAAACAAGTCGGCGGCGGCCCTGCGCTTGGGATTTACCAGATTGAACCCGCAACTCATCAAGATGTATGGCGGTATCTGAATGAGGTTAATCCAACATTGGGCGAAACCGTCATGACGTTCGCGGCGACAGGCCTTTCCCATCAAGATCAACTGATTAGCAATTTAGCCTATGCAACGGCGATTGCGCGGGTGCGCTACTGGATGATCCCTGATCCGTTGCCGAAACCGGATAATTTAATCGGTTTAGCGCACTATTGGAAAGCTCACTACAATACCCCCCTTGCTTTCGCCGCCATTTTTCAAACTTTTAAGCTTTTGCCCACCGTCCCGTCTGGACGGTTTTTTTATGTCCCTTAAGTTACATGAGGATACTATGATTAAAAAACCCTTGATCGCCTTGGCGGTCCTTCTTACAGTCGGCCTATCGGCTTGCACACTGGACACCGCTTTAACATCTGCTGAAGTTGGTATTCGGATTGCCAAGGCCGTAAAACAAGCCCGCACAGATCACCCCGATGAATTTACAGAACGGGCCAAATTTTATGCGAGCCTCTATTGTGAAATGCGCGATGATTATCAGCTTACATGGGCTGATATTCGCGCCAAAGCGCAAGATCACGGTGCGCCTGAATGGGCGATGACCACAGTTAAAGGCTTGATTGATAAGGAATGCAGCACATGACACAAACCCGATTTTCGCCGTCCCATGGTCTCCCCGTCATTATCGACCATACCGACCCGCGAAACCCGTTTGTGCTGTCAGAAGAGGTCCACTATCGTGGGCCTCTCATTGAAGTAACCATCCCCAAAGGGTTCCGCCATGACGGTGCCAGCATCCCCCGCCTCCTATGGTCCCTCATGCCCCGCGTAGGCCGCTGGTCCCGCGCCGCCTTAGTCCACGACTACCTCTACGCCAACGCAATCGGCACAAAGAAAATCGCCGATGCCGTCTTCCATGACATCCTAAAGTTTGATAAAGTATCCGCAATCACAAGCTGGACTATGTGGAAAGCGGTAAGCTGGTTTGGACGCGGTGGGTATTGAGGCTTTGAAGGTATTGGGGCTTGATTTTAACTTTATCACGACCGCTGTTGTGTTAGCTTCTATTGGTTTAAAAGTCTGGCGCAAGTCATGATGCCCCACCTGCTATACCAAGTATAGTCGGTGCTTTTAAGTATTGATGAAAGAAAGCATAGTAAACGTCATGCCGTACCAAAACCGTACCTATTGAAAATAATATCTATAATTATCATAGATTTAGGGCGTATTTAAATCCAATCCATCATGGGCGCAACCGAAAGACGGCGGTCTAGGGTTTTGTTTTTCTTTTCGCTCATTTTAGTGTTTCACGATTCACTACGGTTTTATACAAGGGCGCCATTGAATTTGAGGGGGCACGATGACTGGATATAGCATAGGTGATTTTAACGTCCTATCCAAAAAATACATTTTCCGTTTCAAAACTTATGCGCGTTTATGGTACTTTTGCCCCTACCTTTGTGAAAAGCAAGACATAACCAGGGAATTGGGGCGTGGAATTATCTGAAAGTGACGTTGATGGGACATCCAAACACAAGTCAAGCAGCAACAGCCATTGACGGATGGGAGGATCGTTGTGCGCGGCAATATGACGGCACGAGGGCAAAAGAAGTTCGCTGATCTGGTTCTGTATCACAAGCCAAACTACCCGCTTGCTTGTATTGAGGTAAAGAAGCAGAAATTCGCTGTTGGCAAAGGGATGCAGCAGGTCCTTGGCTATCTTGAATGCCAAGAGCTCCTCGATGTCCCGTTTGCTTTTTCGACCAATGGCAAGAGCTTTCTGTTCCACGATAAAACCCTGTCTTCTGGTCAGCTAGAAACCGAAATTGCCTTGGATCAATTCCCATCTCCGCAAGACCTTTGGGCGAAGTATAAGGCTTTTAAAGGCATCGCTGAGGACGTTGGGCATGGTGTCGATCAGGATTATTACGATGACGGTTCCGGCAAGGCGCCGCGTTATTATCAAGCCCTCGCGATTAATAAAACAGTGGAGGCCATTGCCAAAGGTCAGAATCGCATCTTATTAGTCATGGCGACGGGCACGGGCAAAACCTATACGGCCTTCCAGATTATTTGGCGGCTGTGGAAGTCAAAGACCAAGAAACGCATCTTGTTTCTGGCGGATCGTAATATCTTGGTGGATCAAACCAAACAGAAGGATTTCTCCCCCTTTAAGGACAAAATGACCAAAATCCAGAACCGGACGGTCGATAAATCCTATGAGGTTTACCTGTCGCTTTATCAGGCCGCGACAGGCAGCGAGGAAGAAAAGAAAATCTTCAAGCAGTTCTCGCCTGACTTTTTCGATCTGATTATCATTGATGAATGTCACCGTGGCTCGGCGTCAGAAGCATCGGCGTGGCGGGAGATTTTAGACTATTTTAGCGCGGCGACACACATCGGTTTGACCGCAACGCCCAAGGAAACCAAGGACGTTTCCAATATCGCTTACTTCGGTGATCCGGTTTACACCTATTCCTTAAAGCAAGGCATCACCGATGGTTTCTTAGCCCCCTATAAGGTTATCAAGTTTGATTTGGATAAAGACTTAGAAGGCTTCACACCAGAAGAAGGCCAGCGTGACAAAAACGGTCAGGAGATTGAACACCGCACCTATAACCAGCGGGACTTTGACCGGACGTTGGTCTTAGAACAACGCACAAAGCTGGTTGCCCGGAAAGTGACGGAGTATCTCAAACAGACCAACCCGTTTGACAAAACCATCATCTTTTGCGAAGACATTGACCATGCAGAACGGATGCGTCAGGCCATCGCTAATGCCAACCCCGATCAAATGCTGAAGAACAGCCGGTACGTTGTGCGGATCACGGGGGATAGTCGGGAAGGCGAGGTCGATCTTGGTAACTTCATCCATACAGAAGCACCTTACCCCGTCATTGCGACCACATCCAAGCTGTTGACCACGGGAGTCGATGTAGAAACCTGCAAGTTGATTGTGCTGGATCAACGCATTCAATCCATGACCGAGTTCAAGCAAATCATCGGGCGCGGCACGCGGGTGAACGAGGAATTTGGCAAACGCTACTTCACCATCATGGATTTCAAAAAAGCGACTGAGCTTTTCTACGATCCAACGTTTGATGGCATCCCAGAGCAAATCATCGATGGCACAACAGGGACGTCAACCGATCCCGGACCCGAGGACGACACCAAGAAGACGGACGATGAAAATGACGATACAGGCGACAAGGGGGGTGAAGGCCGCATCAAATATTATGTCAATGACGTGCCAGTCGAAGTCATCGGGCGCCGTGTTGAATATTTGGATGGCAACAACACCCTGATTACCGAAAGTCTGGAGGATTACACCCGCAAGAGCCTGCAAAAGACCTTTGCCTCCCTTGATGATTTTCTGAAACGCTGGAATGGGGCGGAGAAAAAATCCGCCATTGTCGAGGAACTCACGGCCCAAGGGATCATCCTTGATGCCCTGCGTGCTGAAATCCCGAATGGGGAAGCCATGGGGGCGTTTGATTTGATCTGCCACGTTGCTTACGGTCAACCGCCCCTGACCCGCAGGGAGAGAGCGGACAACGTGAAGAAACGCAATTATTTTGCCCGCTATGAAGAAAAAGCCCGCGCGGTCTTGGAAGGACTACTGGACAAATACGCCGATGAAGGGCTAAACACCTTGGAAGATCGCAAGGTGTTAAAACTGCACCCGCTCAACACATTCGGCTCCCCCGTGGAGATTGTCCGCGATGTGTTTGGGGGCAAGGATGAATATGCCACTGCGATTAATGAACTCGAACAAGAAATCTTCAAGCAAAGTTAATCACACATGGGCAATGTTTCAGCTATTATTAAATCCATCCAAGACATCATGCGCAAAGACGTTGGCGTTGACGGCGATGCGCAGCGGATTGGGCAGCTCGTTTGGATGTTTTTCCTCAAGATCGTGGATGACCGCGAAGAAGAACAAGAACTGCTGGATGATGAGTTCAAATCCGCCCTGCCCGAAAACCTGCGCTGGTGCAACTGGGCGAAAAATGACGAGGGGATGACGGGCGATGAACTGCAAGAATTTGTCGATACCAAACTCTTCCCCACCTTGGCGGACCTCCCGACCGCTGCGGGACCACAGGCGGTTGTGATCCGCCGTGTTTTTGAAGATGCCTACAACTACATGAAATCCGGTACGCTCATGCGTCAGGTGATTAATAAGATCAACGAGATTGATTTTAATAGCACCGAGGATAAGCATATGTTCGGCGATATTTACGAACAAGTCTTAAAGGATTTACAGTCAGCAGGGAACGCGGGGGAGTTCTATACGCCACGGGCCGTGACCCAGTTTATGGTTGATATGGTCGACCCGAAATTGGCGGATAAAGTGCTGGACCCCGCGTGCGGCACGGGTGGTTTTTTGGCCTGTACCATTGACCATAAACGCAAGAAATACGAAAAAAGCGCGGAAGACCGTAAAACCATTGATGCCTCCATCCATGGGGTCGAGAAAAAAGCCCTGCCGCATTTGTTGGCGACCACCAACATGATCTTGCATGGCATTGACGTGCCGACCAATATTCGCCACGATAATACGCTTAAGAAATCTTACGCAGATTATAAACCCTCAGATCGTGTTGAGGTCATCTTGACGAACCCGCCGTTCGGGGGGATGGAAGAAGATGGGATTGAAAGCAACTTCCCCGCCGCCTTCAGAACACGGGAAACGGCTGACCTCTTTTTAGTCTTGCTGATTACCCGGCTGAAAAAAGGCGGTCGGGCCGCTGTCGTCCTGCCAGACGGGACGTTGTTTGGCGAGGGCATCAAAACCCGTATTAAAGAAAAGCTGCTCAAAGACTGTAACTTACATACGATTGTGCGATTGCCCAAGGGGGTGTTTAATCCCTACACGGGTATCAAAACCAATATCCTGTTTTTTGACAAAGGCACCCCGACGACAGAGGTCTGGTATTACGAACACCCCTACCCAAAAGGGGTGAAGAATTACAACAAATCGAAACCCATGCGGATTGAGGAATTTGAGCCGGAAAAAGCATGGTGGCACAACCGTGTTGAAAATGATTGTGCATGGAAGGTTCCGGTTCAGGACATTATCGACAGTGGCTATGACCTCGATATTGATAACCCGAATGTGGTGCATGCCGACCATATCGCACCGTCTGTCTTGTTGGCGAAGTTCTTAGAAAATCAAGAGGCCATGGTGAAGACGCAAGATACGCTCAAGGCCATCTTGTCCGAAGCCCTGAGCAAGGACGCAGGAGCCTAACCGCCATGGATAAAGATATTTTCTTCGCCAAGTTCGGACATCTGACACAGGGACCTGAGGGGATTAAAAAACTGCGGGACCTGATCTTGCAACTGGCGGTTCAGGGGAAGCTGGTAGAGCAGGATGCCGATGATACTCCTATGGATGAAAGTTTGGTTGCAATTGCTGCGGAACGTGATCGTTTGATCTCGACGGGTATCATTAATAGACTTAAAAGAATCCCTGTGATTGAGGATGAAGAACTACCTTTCGAAGTTCCTGCTTGCTGGCGTTGGGGGCGATATAATGAATTATTGAGATTTATTGATTATCGAGGCAAAACTCCCCCGAAAGTCGAAGCGGGTATTCCGCTGATTACAGCTAAAAATGTAAAAAAAGGCTTCATAAATCGAGAGCCTCGTGAGTTTATCACCAGTGATTTTTATCATGCATGGATGACAAGAGGTTTTCCAGAAATTGGTGACATATTGCTAACGGTTGAAGCTCCACTTGGAAATGTAGCTCTCGTAGATTTGTATGAAGAATTCGCACTTGCACAGAGGGTTATTTGTTTGCAACCATGGCTTCGTAGTGAACTTAGCTCTAAGTTTCTAATGCTGTATATCATGAGCCCATTGGGACAGGATCAATTAGTAGAAAAATCTTCGGGAATGACAGCGAAGGGTATTAAGGCTCAACGTCTGAAGTTACTGCCAATGCCGCTCCCCCCACTTGCAGAGCAGAAGCGGATTGTGGCGAAGGTGGCTGAGTTGATGGCGGTGTGTGATGAACTGGACGCCCGTCAGAAGGATCATGTGGCCCTGAAACGCGACTGCGTGGCCTCGACCCTGCATCATTTGACAGAGGCCACGGACACAGCGGAGATCAATACCAACTGGTCCCTCATCCAAAACAATTTCCACACCTGGTTCAACGACCCCCAAACCCTCAAAACCCTACGAAAATCTCTACTACAACTCGGCCTGCAAGGGCGATTAACAGGTGCAGAACGTAATGTTGGAAGAAATTGGAAGATTGTATCTTTAAAAGAAGTAGCGACCAGCCGACTTGGAAAGATGCTCGATAAAAATAAAAATAAAGGTGAGTTAAAGCCTTATTTGAGAAACACCAATGTTCAGTGGCAACGTTTTGACCTTGATGATCTGAAACAAATGAAGTTTGAAGAAGCTGAGCTTAAAGAGTTTTCACTCCGTAGTGGAGATTTACTGGTTTGTGAAGGTGGTGAACCCGGTAGATGTGCGATCTGGAATGAAGACGATCAAGAAATCTATTTTCAAAAAGCAATTCACCGGGTAAGGCCCTCTGATGAATTGCTCTCCGAGTTTTTACTCTACAGATTGCTGAATGATTCTCTTGATGGCACTCTTTCAGCTTTGTTTACTGGGGCAACTATTAAGCATTTAACTGGTAAGGCACTATCTTCATACAGTTTCCCACTCCCCCCTCTCGCTGAACAACGCCGCATTGTTGCGAAGGTCGATGAATTGATGGCCCTGTGTGACCAACTGGAAGCCCAGATCACCACCCAATCCCACCTCACCCAAGACCTCACCGCCAGCCTCATCCACCACATGACAGCGGCATAAGCGGGGTAAAATTTGCCGAGGGGGTGGGCATTTTTTGCCGACTGGGCAAAATAATCCTTTCTCGCTTTAATTGTTTCTTTTGCAGACTCAGGATTCTGATATTGGCATTGTTTTTGCTTATTAGTTGAAAACAAGACGATAAAGGATAATGAAAATATGTCAGTGATTAACCCTAAAGTCACAGGCGCTATGACGACTTTCATGGGGCTTGGCAATGCGGGAAATGCCGCGGTTGTTGATTCTGAGAGTATCTTTGGTAATCGCGATGATATGGAATTTGCGACCGCCGTTAATGATGCGATCAAAGAAGGCAAAGATCTAGCGGGCGAAGGCTCGTCGCTCATGAGTCCGCATTCCCTGATTGAAGTGAATGGGAATTTCTTTGGTCATGTCGATACGTCTGGTCAATTTCATGGCGCGAACGGCCTGGAGTTCAATCAATCCTTTTATGACTCTGTAGAAGTCGAAAAAGGCGAGACCTATGAAGATGCGGTTGCCCGTAGTATCGCCGACATGTTTGGCGGCGAGGTTGTCAACCCCCAAGATCGCTTGCGCGAAGGCAGCAAGGGGATGCCGCTGAGCGAAGGGCTAACCGAGGTTGACTCTTGGTCCGTTGACCCGAACCCCTATGATCCAAATGCCGGCGCACAGCCGATTTTCATGCAGCAAGACCACTCGAAAACCTTGTTCGATTTCCAAGCGGAATCACAGAAAAACGATGAAGAAAAAGGTCAATCGGGCAGCGGCGATCCGGTTATGGATTTGGTTCGCGATGATCCGAAACAGGTCGAAGCCAATGAACAAACGGCTGAAGATGACTTTATGGCTTATCAAGATCGCACGATAGAAGAAAAAGTAGGCGATGCGATGGATGATAATGAGGAAAAAGATGCGGAAAAAGCGACAGAAGGCGCACAACAAGCGCGTGAAGATCGTCAAGAGCGTGGCGCAGATCAGCATGCTCAGCAGCACGATGCTGAACAGAGTTCTCTGCGTCAGTCAGAAGCTGAAGTGGCTGAAAGCTTAGGGATTACCACGGCTGAAGAAGAAATGCGCATGGCGATGTTTAGAGGGCGCGATAGCCAAACCACAGGCGTTCAATCCGGTGCAACCCCCATACCTGTTGCACGACCAACACCAACACCCGCAGCGAATCCTTCTTCAAGCTTTATGTAAACCAGAAAGGAGAGCAAGCCTTTAGAGCAAATCCCGAGTAATCTTTAGATTACTTTGAGCATTTGCGTCA